CATATGCACATGCATCAAACCTTTTTATTAATACAACTCCTTCAATGGGATTACCTTCTACATCCGTTCCATTTGCTTTATCACATAAAATAAGTGTCATTTTTTCACCTCAAAAAATTATTCATATTCTTCCTGATATACATCAGAAATTTCTCCATCAAATACTGGTGCAAACTTACTATCGGAAATGAATCCAAGAATACTACCAGATCTGACTTTACCAATAAAATTACCGTCGGTATCTTTTTTACCCCTATAATAAGGTCTATAAATCATAATACCCAATGCGCCATCATATATTCCATTAGCATATTCATTTGGAATATCAAGTTCAATTGGTTCGGTATCCATATCTGCCATTTGTTTTTTCTTACCATAATTAGTATCAGAAATACTTCCAATAATTACTTCTGAAATACAAAATTTTGGAGCTGGTGATTCTGGCATAATTCCCATCTGTAATTCATCATCGTAAGCATCATCAAATGTTTTAATATTTTCTTCAAATGTTCCAATATATTCTTCAATATCTTCAAATGGGACAATTTCATCCATTGCTTTAAGAACAGAAATTGTTTTATACATTGTCATATTTTCAGAACCACTTCCTGAAGTTTTAATAACTGCACGGAATTTATATAATTCTCCAAATGTTGGTTTAAATTCATCGGGTTCATTAATATAAACATTAACAAATCTCATATTTTCTTCTGTTCCAAACTCCTTAATAAATGCCCATGACATCTTCTGCTCATCAACTTCAATTTTGCGACCAATCATCCACTTAAGTTTGGGATTACCATTATAGAAATTTTCAAAAATTTCCTGAGTAATTAAAAGATTTCCAGCATCATCAATCATTTTTGCAGCAATAGCTTTTGGTCTCCATAAGTTACCATTTTCAGCTTCAAACTGCTCAATAAGTAACATTGCTTCCTTTCTTACAAAATCATTACGATCACGCTTTTCAGTGCCTGCAAGGAAAAATCCTTCATACATTTTTGCGCCAAGTTTAATCAACTTGGAATATGACGCCCGAACTGAATTAATTGCAGTTTTTAATGCACGTTCTTCTACCATGCCACCATTAACATACTTGTTAAATGCTCGTGAAAAATCACCAAGAATTACTTCTGGTTCATCACCAATCTGTTCTGAAAGCTTTTCAATATACGGCATTGCTTTTTCTTTAATTTCGTCTGATATCATTTGTGTCTCCTTATACTATAGTATTGGTTTTAAGATTATATAAACGTTTGGTTTTGTTATCTTTTCTTTATTTTATCTGTTTAATACTATTTTTATATTCTTTTTCCCATTGTTCACACAATGTAATAAGTAATTTAGTATATTCGTCGAATGTTAATTCGTGCTGAAGTGCAAAAGTTACATCAAATGCAAAATCAATAGTATAAAAATTATATTTATTATTAATTTTAATTAGTTTTAATAAACATTTATACATCATTTTTACCACAAATAAGTTTAGTTTTAAGATTATATAAATCTATCTCATACCAATTCTAATTTTTTCTCGCCGTTATTAATATCAATTCGTAACATCAATTTTTTACCAGCTTTTAAATTAGATATTTGTTTTTTTGCATTTGCAACACTTAATCCAAATAGATTTATCACAATATTAATCCATTCTGGTTCACTCATTTTATTATGTTTATAACTTATTTTCAATCTCTTATATATTGACATATAACCATCAGTGGTCTTTGTGTCAGATATTTTTCCAATCATGAAGAATGCAATTGATTGTAAAGTTTGCGACAATATTGCTGCTGATTTATCCACGTCATTTGCTTCAATGGTTTCACGATAATCCATAAGCGCGTAAATCGCCGCAACTTTGATAAATGTCGGTGCAATACGCGAAATTAATGTTTCCCAAATATCAACCTGATATGGTGTCATATTTGGAATAATATTTTGCAACTCTATAGTTTTTTCTTTTAACCTTTCCAATGCATCTTCATGTAAATATACATATTTTGTATTTACATGACGAATTCTTAATTTTTTGGTTTCCTGTTTAATTTCTTCAAATAAAGCATCGCGTGTTTGCAATTTATTATTTACCTTTTTAACACCATCTTCAGCAGTTTCTCCCTTTTTTATTGCAATCATATTATCATACATATAATTACGAATTTTATGTCTATCAATATCATTTTCCGATTTATAAAAAATAATCATTCTTTGTAGCATACCACGGTTAAGTAATGTTTCTTTGAAATGATCCTGATAGAAACTTGTAATAATAACGTTACAATTTGGATTAATTTCAACTGTCCCATTCACCAAATCGTTTGTGATTGTATTGGTTGCCGACCCATGCCTATTCATGGCAAGCTGAAGAATACGCTGTGCTCCCTCGGTTCGAGGAGTAGTATGCATAATAGCTTCACCTTCATCAAACATGATAAAATTCTTTGTGTCTAATATACCATATTGTTTAGGGTCACGCCATTCTTCAGATTCTTCAGTAAATGCTTTAGCGGCAATATTAGAATCAATAATGCTTTTATTAACCGTGCCAATTAACGTGGCAGGGGAAAATTCACCGGGTAGTGAATATGAAAAATCAACTGCATCACAAAATTCAATAATCATATTATTGCCTTCAGATTTTCCAGATGCTGTCGGCATAATAATACAGAGATGAAGTCGAATATCATCTTCGATTCCACGCATTGTAATCACATTATTAAATATTTGTGACATAGCACACAATCCGTATAATATGCAATTTTCAGGTTGCTGCGTAATTCTCATATTCCAAATATCTGTCCATATGTCCAAAAAATTGCGCTGACCAGAATTACCATCAATTTTTTCAACAATTATGGGATGCTGCAATTCATATTTCTTTTTTAATCTTCTATAATTCTGTATTAAATCGGTATCATAATCATAATTGAATACTTGAAAATAATCTTTTTTATACACCTCAATAGCCATTTCGTTTAAAATTTTAATCAATTCGGTTTCAGGAAGTTTTTTTAGTTCTGTTTCTGTATATTCCCAAATTTTATGTTTCATTCATACACTTCCATACCATACAGTATTGGTTTTAAAACTATTTAAAGGTTTTCGTAAAAAAGGATTATAAATATGCCATCAGCATATTATCGATATTCAAATTTTCAAAATTACAAGCATACGTTCCTTTATACCAGCTTACTATACGAATATCTCGTGGTGTAAGTGTGCCATCGAACATTTGTTTTTCGTTAAATTTATCTGTCATGGGTTGTAATCTACTACGACAATTGCGGTGAAGTGGAGGATAGAAATATCCCTGATTACTGGTTATAATTTTATTATTCATACTCCTGCAAATATTTGAAGTTCTCGCATCGATCACTGCCACAAATCGAAAATATTGAATACTCGCCTGCCTTGATGTTTTAACAATTGTTTCATTGTAAAGTCCATTAACTAAACCTGACATGAACGTTGCTAATCTTTGCTCACCAACTGTCTGAAAAGCTTCTACCATTGTAATATCATTTAATAGACAATTTTGCTTCATATATGCGTAATTTTCTTCTATAAAGAATAATATATATTGTATAAGATATTCCATTAAATCGTTATCTTCGGTCGCAGCGTAGAGTGGGAACCGTTCTTTCCCAATGAACGCAACTGTGTCACTGATGCTGAGATTGACTACATCCTGCAAATATTTCCTTATAAATTTGTGCTTGAGAAGTAATGCGCGAAGTTGCAACTTTGAGAAGTGGTCAAGGTTTTGCTGTGAAATAAGTGTGAGAAAATGTGTTAGTTTAGATTCCAGAATTCTTAACTGTTTATCACTATATTGCATGCTTTACTCCTATGAATTTCTTTATGACAATCAATACATAACGTGATACCATTATCCATATCCCACAATTCATCACAATTTATAAAATCACTCCTCGTTTTAATATCGTATTCTTTAAATATATCCTTTACTGTTTTAATGTGGTGAACGTTTAACATACCACCTTTCTTTCCACATGTTTGGCAAGTAAATTTATCACGAGCCATACAAGATATTCTCCAGTCTGCATATTCTTTACTAGTTCTAAAAATAATTTTTAATGGAGTAACTCCACCTTTCCAATTAGAACCACCCTTTCCAGATTGTGCAATACCAAGACATTTATGTGAACAATATTTATCTCCATTAAGTTTTATTTTACTTGGAGATCTTTCAAATTCCGTTTTACATATTTTACAAATACATTTAATACTGGTTTTTGATGCATTATCTGAACATTTTTTTGAACAATATTTTTCACCTTTTTTTATTCTACTTGGAATTGATTCAAATTCTTTATAACAAAATTCACAAATACATTTTATTTTCCCTCCATTCCATTGATGATTTTTATTTCCAGATTGTGCAATACCAGCACATGTATTTGAACAATATTTTCCTTCACCATTTTTAAATCTGCTCAAAGACAATTTAAATTCTTTTTTACAAATTCCACAAATACAATCAACTTTGGTTGTAGCTGCAATACCATTACATTTTCGAGAACAAAATTTCCCACCTCCTCGTTTTAATTCAAAAATTGGAGTAAAATATAACTGCTTACATTGATTACAGTTGCGATATATTCCTCTATATTTTTTACCGTGTTTTACTTCTCTTACAAATAAATAATCATTTAATCCAACTTCTATCATTCGGCATCACTTGGATATTCTGGATAAATATCATCTGAATTTTTTTCCTTTACTCTTTTTTCAACTTGTGGTGTTGATTCGTTTTGAACAATTGGTTTATTTACATCATCTGGCTTTAATTCAGGAAGATTAAGTGCACGAACTCTATATTCTCCAACACTAATTGCATCAACAAGCATTCCTTGATAAAAGTCATTTGCGGTGACATTTGGAATACTTAATTCATTAAATACAATCTTCACTTCATCAGATTTCTTACCTAAAATTTCAAGGCGTTTACCTATAATTCCATTTTTACCATTTAAAGAAGCTGCCAAAGCCTTCTGGAATCCTTCTAATGAAGCAATTCTTGAATTTTCAGACATATATGCACTAGCGTACGACCCCGAATCAATGTCTCCCATAGCAGTTGAACTTTGGAAAAGTCCTGCATGAATATCATTTTCCAAACTTTTCTTCATACCCTCTACATTGATATTGGAGCCTCCTGAGTCCAACTGCTTGAGATCGAAGCCAATTCCTACGATATCCTCATTTTGTTTAATTTCACTATTGGTATCAGCAAGCTGCTGCATGACCTCTAATGCGCTTTCCAAATCCATTTCACCTGTTTTTACAAGATCGGCAATGAGAGAATAATCAATAAAATATCTCCCGACGCCATATTTATGTATATAATTGCAATATCCTGTAACTAAATCAATATATTTAAATATAGTATCTTCAATAGATTTAAATAATGAAATTCCATAGACACCATAGGTTTCACGCCCGATTATATCTTTTTGAACGATATCACGAGCAGATGGAGCGAATATAAAGCAATTATCCCTGCGATATATTTTTGTTTTATTGGGATATTTTTCATCCACTACAATTCTTGTAACAGGTGGAAGCATTATTTCATTCTCATCAGTTGGTTTGTTTAATTTGACATTGTCTGGCAATAGAGAAATATTAGACATTAATAACGGGACGAAGTCAATATCATTGATATCTTTTTCTTTTCCAGTCTTTTTATCAAGATAAAGAGCGACATAAATTCCGTGAATATATGCCAAACGCACCATCTCTTGGAGTTTTGAATCTAAATCAATATCAGTTGCCCACGTTTCGAAATTTTTCACAAGATTTTTTTTACCTTCAAAGCGATAATCTTTAGTTATAGCCAAACCAAGTTTCTGAATTGAAATAAATGTATGTGGTGATATTGTATATAACTCACCATATTTTGTAAATCGATTATCACTAAAACCGGTATAATCTCCTACAACACCTATTTCTTCAGTTCTTTGTAAATTACTTGTCGCTCCAAATAATTCTGTCCAATTTTTATTTTTCATATTATTTCCTCCCTGTTGCACGCGCAATCCCCATGGCAAACTGCGCTAACAATCTCTTTTGACGACTCGTATCGCTCTTCTTATTTATAGTTAACGTTGTCAACCCATGCAAAGCATCCGGTGCATCGTCGTGTGGTGCAACCGGGTAATTGCAAATTTCTTCAATAAATTCAGGATACGCCTTCGGCCAATCTTCCCTGAATACTATTCGACCATTCGTGACAAATGGTTCTATTGATTCGATTCGTATATTTTTATTTTTATAATTCTTAATCTCTTTAATCTTCACATGGAATTTTTTGTCATACGGTTCATTTTCGCGCTTAATATTATCAATCAATAAACTCTGAAACGAATTTGCTTCAATACCGCAAACCCGACAATTATATTCATTATATTTGCGTCGGATGGTTTTTGTCAGCGCGGATGGTTTCATGGTATTTGACATTATAACATCACGAATATATAATTTATCATTATACATAGCACCAACAATAATTACAGAACTATCGCGCTCTCGACCTAACGCGGGATCAACATACATGTAATGATTACACATTCTAAAATCGATTTTATATTCTTCTCGTAGGTCACCTTCTTTATAAAACGCGAAATTTTCTATGTTAAAAATTATCGTTTCTTCTGAAAGAATAACATTTAAATACTGTGATGCAAATTCAATGGCACCCTTTTCAATACGCAAACGTTCAAGGTCTTGTTCGTTATAAATTGTCGGATATCGCAAACTTCCATCTTCATTGTATACTCCATCAATCTCAACATAATATTTAGCATGTTCTGGTAGTTCTTCATTTAAACGATAGATTGAGTCTAAAACGTCAAACGGTGCCCACCGAGTGCCTATAAGCATTATCATTCCTTCATCTTTTAGAATTGATATTAAATCTATGTAATTTTTACACTTATTTTCACGAATGGTCAACGATTCTCTGTCTGATGCATTGGATAAATCATCGCAGATGATATAATCATAGTGTGAACTTACAATACTGCTTAAAGCACCAACACTTTTTAAATTGGCTTCTTTCATTATTGTGCTGCATGTAAATTTAAGTTCTGTTTGTGTTTCCTTTGAAAACATTTTTCTTTCACGATTAGAATCAAAAACATCAAGTAAAGTCTCGTTTTTGGTAAGATGTTGATAAATTTCTCCTAATATATTACTTGCTAATGTATCAGTTGCCGAAACAATCAAAATAGATATTGTGATTTTACCGTTATTTTCAATGTAGTTCTCTAAAAGAATGTCAATTATTCCACTGATGGTGAACACAGTTGATTTATAAGACCCCCTCGGTTTCATAAATAAAAAACGTTTTGTTCCATTACGTCTTGCTTCTTCGTATTTTGTTGTCCACTCAGAATGGATCGATGATAATTTTGAATACCCCAAAACATGTTTTGATAAATCATATAAAGTTAATGGATGACCATGCATTTCAATATTTAAAGTCAAATAATCACCGAAAAAAGTTATTTGTAGTAAGGTTCGCCTGTTTGATTTGTATCATATGTTCTATATGTTTTATCTGTTATATAATATTTACACGGTGGAATATAATATTTATATGGTGGATGGTAAGTTGGGTATGGAATAACATTTATTTTTTCATCTACCTTATCTACTAGTTCTGTCAGCTCCTCTACCTTCTTTATTGCCTTATCAATGTCGGAATCATCTACGTTGATTTTAATATCAACCGTTATTTCACCAACATTTTTGGTTTTTTCTGTTTCCTCATAATTTGTTTCAAAAATAACACGTGTTAAATTATTAATTGCATCTAACATAGTTTTTCCATGTTTATAAAGTTTAAATTCTTCATCATTTATTGATATATATTCTGCAATCCATTCATTATCTCCTTTACAATATAATAAAATTTGACCATCTTTAATATTTATCATACTTCACCCATATTTTCTTTTTCATTATTATAATCTATAATAATTCTATTTATATCAATTATACTTTTATCAATAGTAGTTCCCATACCATAATAATCTAAAATTTCACCATTTGGAAGAACATAATGTGTAATCCACTTGTCAACAGAATCACAAAAAGATATAATCATTTTTCCTTCTGTTATATTAATTATATTTTCATTTTCTTCTGTTTCCTCGCCATTAAACTCAGCAATATATTCCATCAAACTAACCATGGCTTTTTCATGTGTGTCCCCTTCACCAAAGTGTTTAAACTCTTCACCATTTGGATAAACATATTCCGCAGTCCAATATCCTATAAATTCATTGAAACAAACATCAAAGTTTCCTGTTTTAATATCAATCATATTTTTCCTTCCTAAATTCAATATAGTCTGATAGTTCTTCACTACATAGTCTTATGTTCTCATCAAAATTTTCAACTAAACATATAATATCCAAAAGAGTATAATATGCTTCTTCAACCATTGTGTCAAACGCACTATAGATTATCTCATCGTTTTCAATATATGCTGCAATATACCCATCCTGTTCGGTTATATAATTAATTCTAATATTATCTT